CCTGGTCGTCCGAGATCATCGACTTCGACGTCCACCCGATCCTCGAATAACCACGGAGACCTCTCATGAGCCAGACCGCCTATCAGCAGGACCCGACCGTCGCCCTCGAAGGCGGTCTCGTCGACATCTCGACCGACCGCGACTTGATCACCGGGACCGCGGACGCCGCGATCATCTTCGGCCGTTTCGTCCACCGGGTCGCCGGCGGACCCGCCGACGATCGGCCGCCGCGGGTCGACCTCCCGGCCCTCACCGGAGACGTAACCGGAGCGACCGGGATCGGCTTCGCGACGAACGACGTCACGATCGAGGCTCCCGGCGGATGGGCCGTCGACTCGGTCGTTCGGATCCTGCGATCGGGCCGGATCTGGATGCTCGCGGAGGATGCGGTCACGCTCGGCGCGGCCGTCTTCGTCCGGTTCCAGGGCGGCGGCGAAGGCCGGGTTCGGTCGGACGCGGACGGCGGGAACGCGGTCGCGCTTCCCGGGGCGACCTTCCGCTCCGCCGCCGGCGCCGGCGAGCTCGCGATCGTGGAGTACCGCCCGCAGACCTGACCCTTGCGGCTTGACCCCTACACCTGGAGAAGAAGAGATGGACATCGAGGATATCAGGGTCGACGCCCGGCAGACGGAGGCGGCTTCTCGTCTCCTCGAGGCCTGCGGCGTTCGGCTCGACGCAAACGAGACCGCCCACTTCGCGAGACAACTCGAATTCGTGAAGGCCATGACCTATGACATTGAGTTCGGGAAGCTCAAATCGCTAGGCTTCATCCCGCTCGACACGTCCGCGCCGGCTGGGGCGGAGTCGATCACTTACTCCCAGTGGGAGGAGGTCGAGGCCGCGAAGATCGTCGCGAACATGGCGGACGATCTCCCGCAGGTCGACGTGTTCGCGCGGCAGTTCACGAGCGCGGTCATCTCGCTCGGGAGCTCCTACCAGTGGTCGATCCAGGACATCCGACGCGCGGAGATGGCGGGCTCCCAGTTCGACCTCCGGAAGGCGCGAGCGGCTCGGATGTCGATCGACCGCCGGATCGATGACATCGGCGCTTTCGGGGCCGTCGAGGTCGGGACGACCGGCCTCACGAATAACGCGAACGTCCCCGTGTTCGCCCTCCCGAACGCGGGGGCCTGGGACACGATCGGCGCGGACCTCGTCCTCGAGAACCTTCACGCGATGGCTCAGGCGATCGTCGACCAGACGATCGAGGTCGAGGAGCCGAACACGTTGATCCTCCCGACATCGGAATACGGAACGATCGCGTCCCGCGCTTTGTCTCCGGTCAACGGGAGCCCGGACACGATCCTCCAGGTCTTCCTCCGGAACTCGCCCTACATCACGGCCGTCGAGCAATGGAGCAAGCTCAACGCGGCCGGCGCCGGCGGTCTCCCGCGGGCGGTCTGCTACGACCGCTCCGATCGGGTCCTCGCGTACAACATCCCCCTCCTCTTCGAGCAGCTCCCCCCGCAGGCTCGGAACCTCAGCTTCGTCGTCCCGGTTCACGCTCGGGTCGGGGTCGTGGAGTGGCACTATCCGCTCGCGGCGGTCTACTCCGACATCTCGTAGATCGGAGCCGTCCGAAGAAGGCGCCCTCGAGACTCCGCCCGGGTCTCGTCGGCGCCTTCTGCTATTCTCCGGGAGCGTCGGCGAGGAAGGACCTCGAGGCGAACCGAAGGACACCATGAGTGACACGATCCAGGTCCTAGTAAACCGCGCGGCTCCCTTCTGGCTTCCGAGAGCGGCGGAGGTCGACGAGGAGACGAACGTCCGCCGGACGATCGCCCCGGCCCGGCTCCTTCGGCCTGGAACGAACACGATCTCCCGCCGCCGGTGGGAGCTCGCGGCGAGCCACCCGACGGTCCGCGTCCACTGCGAGACCGGGACGCTCGTCCTCGACGCGAGCTCCGAGACGCTCCGGAAACACAGCCATGCTCCGGACTCGCTCTCCGGCCTCTCCGGGCTCTCGATCGCGAAGTCGAAGCCCTGGATCGACGCTTGCGGCTCCCTCGAGACGCTCGCGAAGTGGCGGACGATCGAGACGAAGGGGAAGGGACGGTCCGGGATTCTCGAGCTCCTCGACGCGAGGTCCGAGGCTCTCGACGAGGCGGCCCTGGGCTAGTCGATGGCGGTCGACTTCTCCACGTTCGTCGAGGGCTTCCCGGAGTTCGGGGAGGCTCCCGTCTCCCTCGTGAACGCGAAGCTCGCGGAGGCGAGGCTCCAGGTCGACGCGGAGGTCTTCGGCGACAAGTCGGATCTCGCCGTGACCTATCTCGCGGCTCACCTCCTCTCGATGTCGAGCTTCGGGCAACACTCCCGGCTCGTCCCTCCGAACTCGAAGGCGACGCGAGAGGACGCCCTCACGACCTACGAGCGGGAGTTCCGCAGGCTCGTCCGGAGCGTGACGAGCGGCTTTCGCGTTGTGGGCTGCTAGTGGGACTTGGTCTCAACGTCGTGAACCGGGCCGCGATCGCTCGCGTCTCGGGCCTCATCGGCCGGAGGAAGCGGGCGACCGAGGAGGCCTCACGGATGTCCGTCACGGTCGGGATCCACGAAGAGGAGGGCGGCGAGACTGTTGACGGCGGGCAGACCGTCGCGGAGATCGGGCTCTATCACGAGCTCGGAACCTCGAGGGTTCCCCGCCGGTCCTGGCTCGCGGACACGATCGACGAGGAGCAATCCAGGATCGACGAGGCTCTCCGCCGAGTCGGGAGGGAGATCGCCGCCGCGAGGATGCGGCCGGACGTTGCCTACCTTCAACTCGGGGAGTTCATCGTCGCGAAGATCCAAGGACGGATCCGTCGCCGGATCCCTCCGCCGCTCGCGCCCTCGACGATCGCCGCGAAGGGGTCGGACGTCCCGCTGATCGATGAGGGACGCCTCATCGCGTCGATCCGGTCGAGGGTCCGGGAGTCTTCGTGAGCTCCGCCCAGACGTCCCAGGAGCCGGCCGCGGCGCAGATCTGGGAGGACGCCCTCTCCGGACTCTTCGGGGACCTCTCCGAGCTTCCCACGGTCTGGAGGGACGCTCCGCGGCCCGCGGTCTTCCCGTCGCAGCGTGGCCTCTGCACTCTCTTCGTCTCGTCGGATCGCGTCGTGGGCGTACCGGAGACGCGGCTCTCGTTTCCGGCGACGCCGCCGGCCGGCGCGGAGGTCGAGCCGTCGATCGTCGAGGTCCACCTCCTGGAGCTCCTCGTCGGGGTCGAGACCTACGACCATCGGGCGCGAGAGCGGGGCCGCTTCTTCGCCTCGAGGATCCGAACGAGACTCCGCCGGGAGTCCGCGCGGCTCGCTCTGGAGAAGGTCTCGACGAGCCTCATCGACGTCGGTCCGGTCCTCTCCGCTTCGCTCCCGGTCGACGGCCGGATGTCCTCCGCGTCGACGATCGTCGTCCGGCTCCACACTGCGACCTGCGAGCGGGACAAGGCGTTCGGGTACATTGAGACCGTTCGCCTCGTTCCCTCCCTCGAGGACGAGGCCGGAGGAGCGATCTCGAGCCCGCCGATCGACGTTGTGATCCCTAGCCCGTGACGAAAGAAGGCCCGGTCTGCTAGAACGAGACCCGGGACCGCACCCCAGGAGACCTATCAAATGTCCGACCTCGACTCCATCGTCTCCGTCTCGATCACGGCGGAGACGCTCACGCCGGACCAGGCGAACTTCGGGATCCCTCTCATCGCGGGTCACTTCCCGACGAGCGTCTTCCCGGAGCGGGTCCGGACCTACACGAAAACCTCCGAGATGGTGACGGACGGGTTCGGCGCGAACGACCCGATCGTCCGGGCAGCCCAGAGGGTGATCCAGAACCCCCGGGTCACCTCGTTCAAGATCGGCCGGCGGGCGAACGCTCCGCAGCAATCGATCCTCCTCACGCCGGACGACACGACGGAGGGCCTCGTCGTGTCCGTTCGTGTCACGACGGCGGACGGGACCTCGACGACGGTCACGAGGACGAACGGGGCGGCGGAGACGCCGACGACCATCGCGACGGCCCTCCAGGTCCTCCTCGACGCGATCGTGGGCGTGACCGCAGTCGACAATACGGGATCGGTGACCTGTACCCCGACGACGTCCGACGAGCTCAACGACTTCGGAGCGATGACCGGACTCGCGGCTCTCGACCAGACGGCGGATCCCGGCGTCGTCGCGGACCTTACCGCGATCCGCCTCGAGGATCCGGATTGGTACGGGCTCGGACTCGACTCGAACTCGAAGGCGGAGATCGCAGCGGCGGCGGCCTGGGCGGAAGCGGAGCCGATCCTCTTCGGCGCGAGCTCCGCGGACGCGGAGGTCCTCCTCGACACGGCGGGAAACATCGCGGAGACCCTCGAGGCCGCGGCCTATGATCGGACCTATCTCCTTTGGAGCGGGTCGGTCCTCTCCTACGCTGGGATCGCTTGGATGGGGGACCGGTTCCCGTCCGACCCGGGCTCCTCGACGTGGGCCTACAAGCAACTCGCGGGAATCACGCGGGACGCCCTCACGGCGACGGAGACAGCCGCTCTCGAGAGCAATAACGCGAACTATTACGTCGCGAGGGCCGGGATCAACGTGACGCTTCAGGGGACGCTCGCCTCCGGACGATTCATCGACATCACGAGGACCATCGACGCTCTGATCGCTGCGATCCAGGAGGAGGTTTACGCGGTGATCGTGAATCAACCGAAGCTCCCCTACACGGACTCGTCGGTCTCGCTCGTGAAGTCGATCATCCGCGGCGTCCTCCGAGAGTTCCAGGCCTCGAGCGCCTTGGACCCGGAGACGGAGCCGGTCGTGACCGCTCCTCTCGTCGCGGACGTATCGGCGACGGATCGGGCGAACCGGCTCCTCCCGGACGTTGCGTTCTCGGCTCGACTCGCCGGCGCTATCCACTCGATCACGATCCAAGGCACGCTCGCCATTTAGGAGATCCTCATGCCGGCAGGTTTTCGCGTCTACAGTTCTTCCCAGGTCAAGGTGTCGATCGCCGGGATCCCTATTACCGGAGGCTACGCGGACGGCGAGTTCCTCCGCATCGAACGCGAGACGGAGGCCTTCTCGGACGTCGTCGGGACGGACGGCGAGGTGACCCGGAACGCGACGAAGGACGACCGAGCGACGGTCACGTTGATCCTCATGCAGTCGGCGGAAGCGAACGCGGTCCTCTCCGCATTCCACAATGCGGACAAGAACGCGGAGGGCGGAGCCGGCGTCGGTCGTTTCCTCGTCGAGGATCTCAACGGGACGACCCTCCACGAGGGGGCCCAGTGCTGGATCCAGGCGGAGCCGGATGCGTCCTATGATCGCGAGGTGACGCCGCGGGAGTGGGTCGTTCGTGTCGCGAAACTGATCAACAGTTTCGGCGGGTACTCGTAACTGGGGGTCCCTCGGTCAACCGAGGAGCTTCCGCGCAACCGAAGGGGGTTCGATGGCGAGGAAACAGACGACGGCGGTCGTGGAGTTCGGCGACGGCGAGAGCCGTCGGTTCCAGATCACCCAGATGAAGGTCCGCGACGGACACGCCGTCCTGGAGCGGCTCCTCCGGGTCGGGGCTCCGGTCCTCGGCGCTCTCGCGGACGGGCTCGGGGAGGCGGACGCGGAGAAGGCGGTCGCGGGAGACCTCTCGAGGGAGGGACTCTCCGGGGCGTTCGATGCTCTCGCGGCGAACCTCGCGAAGAACGAAGGGGTCCTCGACTGGCTCACGGAGAAGCTCCGGAAGGGCGTCGCGGTCGAGACCGAGGAGGCGGAGACGTTCGTCCCGTTGACCGGTGAGATCTATGAGGACCTCTTCGCGGGAGAGTACGGGGCGGAGCTCGCCCTCGTCGCGGCAGGGTTGAAGGCGAATTACTCGACTTTTTTCAAGGGCGCCGGAGGACTCTCGGGAGCCGTCCGCCGGTTCGTGACCCCCACGCGGTCCGCGTCGAGTTCCCCGAAGGCGTCCCGGTCTGGATCTGGCGGCTTGTCGTAGACCCTCGCATCCCGGACGGGCTCGCGACGATCGAGGAGGCCTGGAGCCTCGAAGACGTCATCGATGCGCACGCCGTCCTCGACGCGTATGATGAGGCCCGGGTCAAGGCGGAGCGAGCGTCGGGGCCCTCGAGACGCCGGAGGAGATGAGGGTGCTTCGCGAGGTCCTAGCTAGGTTCGGGATCGAGTTCGACGGGCAAGGGCTCCTGGCTGCGAGGGGAGGGCTCGTCGCTCTCGCCGCGGCGGCGGCGGCGGCGGCGGTCGCGATCGGCGCCGCCCTCTTCGACGCGCTTCGGGACGCGACCATCGAGACGATCGAGCTCGGGGTCGAGACCCAGCGGACGGCGGATACCCTGGGCCTATCGATCCAGTCGGTCCAGGAGTGGGGGTTCGCGGCGTCGAGGGCCGGACGCGGCGTCGAAGAGATCACGGACGCGATGTCCACGCTCCAGGAGCGAGCGAGGGACGCCCTCATCGACCCGGCCTCCGATCCGGCCCAACAGCTCCGGCTCCTGGGAGTTTCCGCCCGGGACGCCCAGGGGGAGCTCCGCGGAGCGGAGGACCTGTTCCTCGCGGTCGCGGACGGTCTCGCCGGGATGAGCTCCCAGACTGATCGCGTCGGCGCGGCGATGACCCTGTTCGGCGATGTCGGGCGTGACCTTCTCCCCGTGCTCCAGGACGGGAGCGCCGGAATCGAGGAGCTCCGCGAACGGGCTCGGGAGCTCGGGGGAGGCCTCTCCGCGGAGGTCGCGGCGAACGCGGCGGAAGCATCCGCGGCGATGGCGGACTTCGAGTTCGCGACGGTCGGCCTCCGGTCGACGCTCGTCGCCGACATCATCCCCACGGTGACGATCATGGTGACCGGCGTCGCGGACCTAGTCGGTGCGTTCAACCGTGCGACACGTCGGACCCACCCGCTTCGCGCGATCCTCCTCGGTCTCGGGATCGCGATCGGGTCCGTCGCCGCCGCCGTGACGCTCGTCCTCCTCCCGGCCCTCGCTCCGCTCCTCTTGATCTTCGGGGCCTGGGCGGCGGCGATCGCGATCGTCGTGCTCGCCGTGGACGACCTGTTGACCCTCTTCGAGGGCGGCGACTCCGTGATCGGCCGGTTCCTAGATGCGATGTTCGGTGTCGGGACCGCCGCGGAGGTCGCGGAGGCGGCCCGGCTTGCGTGGGCGGACTTCGTCCGCTGGGTCGAGGCGGAAGCGATCCCGGTTGTGATGGCGATCGGGAGGACGCTCGTCGGGCTCTGGCCCTTGATGCGGGTCGGCCTCCGGGCGATCGGCCGGTTCATCGCGGCGCCGTTTCGGTTCCTCGCGGCTCTCCCCGGGCTTGTCCGCTCCGCCTTCGAGTCGATCGTCTCCCTCTTCGACGCGATCTCCGAGCGGGTTTCCTCCGCGGTCGCCTCTTGGATGAGCGGACTCGACCGTCTCCGCGGAGGCCTCGCGACGGTCGGAGAGTTCTTCGGGGTCGATGTCCCCGGCGCCGCCCCGGCGGCCTCTCCGGGAGCCGTGGTTCGACCGGAGGGGTCGAAGACGACGAACGTCGACCAGACCGTCGACGTCACGATCAACGGGTCCGAGCTCTCCGCGGAGGAGCTCACGAGGAGCGTCCGGGACGCTCTCTCCGAGGCGAACGAGCGAGCTCTCCGCGTAGCGTCTCGCGCCCTTACAGCGGTCGCGGGGTAGACGATGGCCGAGCTCACCTGGATCCTCGAAGACGGGCAGGAGCAATCGATCCTCTTCGACGCGACGGTCCGAGACTCCCACGAATCGAGCGCAACGATCACGGAGCATCCGGTCGAGGAAGGGGCGGACATCGCGGACCATATCCGGCCGGACCTCGATCGCGTCTCGCTTCAGGTCGTCGTCTCGAACACTCCCGTCGCCTCGCCCTCCGACCACAACGACGGGTTGACTGGCTCGCAGCGTCCGGTTGATCTCCTCGGTCCGAACGGCGAGGTCCTCGCGGCGGCGAACGTCCTCGTCTTCGATGGTCCGTTGACTCGGGTCCGGTCGGTCTACGAGGAGCTCCTGGACCTCATGAGAAGCGGGACGGCTGTCAACGCGATCACCTCGCTCCGAGAGTATGAATCGATGGGCCTCACGAGGGTGAGCCCGATCCGAGAAGCGAAAACCGGGGACGCTCTGGTCGCTACGGTGGACTTGAAACAGGTCCGCGTTGTGAGCTCGGAGATCGTCGCCGCTCCGGAGCCGCGCGAGCCTCGAGGGAACGAGAGCTCCGAGAGGGGTCGCGAGAACACGGAGGACGAGGGGGGGGAAGGCCAGAGCCTACTCGCGGCGGCGGCGGACGGGCTCGCGGGCTTCTTCGGAGGGTAAGATGAGCGTCCGGATTCCAACGTCGACGACCCTCACGGACTACCGGCAGACGACCTCACTCGATGGCCGGGACTACATCTTTCGGTTCCGCTGGAACCAGCGGGAGGCGGAGTGGTTCTTCTCGATCGCGGACGCGGAGGACGATCCGATCGTCGAGGGCTTGAAGGTGACCGTCCAGCTTCCGCTCCTCCGGCTCGTGGTCGACTCGCGCCGTCCTCCCGGCGTCCTTCTCGCTCTCGACACTCAAGCGGTCGAGGCGGACCTCCAGACGGAGAAGACGCTCGCAAGAGATCCCGGGATTGCAGATCTCGGAGACCGCGTCGCCCTCCTCTACTTCTCGGAGGCGGAGCTCGTCGAGCTCGGGATCCGAGAGGGTTAGATGCCGCTTCTCTTCGAGCGGAGAGCGGCCCTCGTCGCTGGGATCGGGTCCGGTCAGGCGATCCGGATCGAGAGCCTGGACTTCTCGTTCCAGGTCGTGAAGAACCTTCGGCGCGAACCAAACACGGCGGAGATCAAGATCTACAATCTCGCGCCGTCCTCGAGGGAGAGTCTCGAAGCCGCGGAGGAACAGAGGATCCGCCTCGAGGCCGGGTATCGCGAGGACGTTCATACGATCTTCGAGGGCGATCTCCGGAAGGCGTCCTCGACGCGAGAGGGCCCGGACATCGTTACGACGATCGAGGGCGGAGACGGGGAGCGAGCCTTTCGGCAGGCGAGGACGAACCGGTCCTTCGGGGAGGGGACATCGGTCCGATCGGTGATCGAAGACGTAGCGGGGGGGATGGGCCTCGGAGTCGGGAACCTCGAGGCCCAGACGACCGGAGCCGGCTTCGAGGGGCTCGGGTCGATCTACTCGGAGGGGACGGTCGTCTCGGGGAGCTCGCGCGAGAGCTTGACCGGACTTTGCCGGTCGATCGGTCTCGAGTGGAGCGTCCAGGACGGGAACCTTCAACTCTTGCCGTTCCGGACCGCCCTCCGGCAGACGGCGGTCCTCCTCTCCCCCCAGACCGGGCTCGTCGGCTCGCCCTCGATCGACTCGGAGAACGTCCTCGAGGCGAAGGCCTTAATCATCCCTGGGATCTTCCCGGGCCGGAAGGTCGACGTCCGGGCCGAGTTCGTGACTGGGGTCTACCGCGTGACGAAGGCGACCTATCAGGGCTCGACCTTCGGCGCGGACTGGTATGTCACGATCCAAGGGAGGGCGGTCGATGGGTGAGGACACAAGTCCCGGGCTTGCGAGCGTGATCGCGGAGGCGATCCGGACCTCCCTCGTCGATGTCCACACGGCCCTCCCCGGCCGCGTCGAGAGCTACGACTCCTCGCGGCAGGTCGCCGACGTGAAGCCCATGCTCCGGCGGGTCATCCGGCGCGAGAATATGGATCGGGTCGCGGAGGAACTCCCGGTGATCCCTTGTGTCCCCGTCGTCTGGTCCCGGGGAGGCGGCGCCTTCGTCTCCCTCCCGCTCGCGGCCGGAGACTCCGGGCTCCTCGTCTTCTCGGAGTACACGCTCGACCGATGGCGATCGACCGGAGACGACGTCGACCCGGGAGACGAGCGGCGTCACGATCTGTCCGGGGCGGTCTTCGTGCCGGGCCTGTTCCCGAGCTCCGAGACGATCGCGGACACGTCGGACTCCGAGGTCCGGATCGGTCTCGATGGAGACTACGTCGCGGCGATCTCCGGCACGGAGGCCCGGTTCCCGCACAACGCGACCGAGTTCCTCGCTCGAGCGGACCGCGTCCTCTCGGAGCTCCAGGACATTGCGACCGATCTGTCCGGCCATACCCACACGGCCGGGGCTCTCCTGGATTCAACGGCGGGCGCTTGCACGGGTTCGACGGGGCCCTCGACCGCGACCTACACTCCGACCGACCCGTCCTCTGATACGGTGAAGGGGACGTGACTACACTCGCCAGGGCCCCGAGGGTCGACGGAGACAACCCGGTTGAGGGCGACCTCTTCATCGGTCCATCCGGGCAATTTGTCCTCCTCGCAGGGCCGGAGGCGGTCCAGCAACACGTCCGATCGAGGCTCCGGCTGTTCCTCGGGGAGTGGTTCCTCGATGCGCGGCAGGGCTTCCCGTACTACCGGGACGTCTTCATCAAGGCGCCGAACCGTCAGTCCGTGATCTCCTCCCTCCGGCGGACGATCCGGCAGACCCCCGGGGTCGCGGTCGTCGATGAGCTCTCCCTCGAGGTGGCACCGAACCGGGTCGCGCGGGTATCCTTTCGCGCGATCCTCGACGACTCGGACGCCCCGCTCGTCTTCGAGGACTTCCTCCTGGGAGAGTTCTAGATGCCTGCCCCGTTCGGCCTCACGTCCGCCGGCTTCAGCCGGAAGTCACTCCGCGAGCTCCTCGACGAGATCGAGGCGGACGAGAAGCTCCGGATCGATTCCCGGCTCAACGTCCAGCCGGAGGAGCCGATCGGGCAGTTGAACGGGATCATCGCGTCGAAGCTCTCGGAGCTCTGGGAGCTCGCGGAAGCGGTCAACGCGGGCCGGTTTCCGGACACTGCGACGGGGTTCCAGCTGGACCAGGTCGCGAGCCTCACCGGGACGCTTCGGGGCCCGGCGACGAAGGGGACGATCACGCTCGAATGTACCGTCTCCGCCCCGACGACGATCCCGTCCGGGAGTGTTGCCCAGGTCCTCGGGGACGACTCGAACCGATGGGTCACGACGGCGGACCTCGTCTTCGCCGCTCCCGGGACCGCGTCGGTCGAGGCGGAGGCCCAGGTCGCCGGGACCTTCGTCGCGAACTCCTCGACGGTTACGGTGATCGTGACGCCGGTCGCCGGGTGGACCGCGGTCACGAACCCGGCCCCGGCGATTCCAGGGGACGAGGTCGACACGGACGCCCAGCTTCGGATCCGTCGAGCGCAGCAACTCGCGATCGCCGGAAGCGCAACCGTGAACGCGATCCGAGCCGACCTCCTCCAGGTCGAGGACGTAGACTCCGTGAGCATCTTCCACAACCCGACCGACGTCGTCGACGCGGACGGTCTCCCGCCTCACTCGGTCGAGGCCCTCGTCCTCGGGGGAACGGACGCGGCGGTCGCGCTCGCCCTCTTCGAGACGATCGCGGCCGGGATCGAGACCTTCGGGACGACCCTCGAGGTCGTCGTCGACTCGCAGGGCTTCTCGCACAACGTGAGATTTACCCGACCGACGACGATCGACATCCTCATCGAGATCGATCTCGCGATCGACGCCCAGGCCTACCCGGCAGGAGGGGACGCGCTCGTCCAGGATGCGGTCGCGTCCTATATCAACGGCCTGCCGGTCGGGAACGACGTCTTCCTTTCGCAGATCAACGGCCCGGCGATCGAATCCGCCGCCGGAATCATCAACGTCTCCGCGATCCGGATTGGAAGCGTCGCTCCGGTCGTCGCCCCGGTCGCGTCGGACTACACGATCACGACCCGCGAGCTCGCGACGATGTCCGCGTCGACGAATGTCACGGTCGCGACTACACCCGGGAGCCCATGAGATGGCGAAGCAAACGAGCGTAAACAACAGCCCGGCTACAGGAGCGGAGGCGATCTATGAGCTCGCATCCTGGCTCGTTTCGGGCCTCGGATTCTCGATCGTGGAGGCCTCCGACGGGACGACCTACCCGACGACCCTCACCGGCGGAGGAGCCGGGGCCGGAGGTCTCGGGAACCCGTTCGCCTGGCTTCGCATCCGAGACGCGACCGGGGCCGGCGGCCGGGAGTGGACGTTCCAGCGGGACAACGCGAACAACACGAACTGGCGGGTCAAGTTGTCCGCGCTCGACGGGTTCGTGGGAGGGTCGCCGGCCGCGACCCAGACCCCGTCCGCAACGGACGAGGCGATCCTTCTCGGGGGCGGAACCGACGCAAGCCCGAGCCTTTCCGCCCTCTTCGCGACGGACGGGTCCTACCGGTGGCATATGTCCGGGTTCGACGCCGCGGAGACCGGCGTCTACCCCTGGTATGCGTTCGCGACGATCAACGGCACCGGTGTCCCGAAGACGCTCGTAATGTGCGACTCCCTGGACTCTGCGAGCTACCCGGCCCTCGTCGGGACGAGGTCGAGTCCGACGACCGGAGAGCCGGACCCGGCGGTCTACGTCGCGGCCTACGACTCGAGCGGGTCGGACCCGTTTCAGTTCGGGAGCTCCGCGGGTCAATGGGCCTCGACCTCGCCTCCGGGAGAGCATTGGTACGCGATGAACGGGTCGAACGGCGAGACCCAGGCCTTCGTCGATTGTCAGGCCTTCGCGTACTACGCGAGCCCGGCGTCCGCGTACATCGGCGCCCCAGCGGACGCCGGGTCCGGTGACGGGTTCGGGCCGAACCCGCTCGACGGTTCGGACGGGCTCCTCCCGATCCTCTACGGTCGACCGGCCGGTCTCGCGTCGAACGTCTCCGCGAAGGGGTTCTCCGCTCACCTCCGGTGGAGATGCGTCGATCGAGACTACCCGAACACGGTCGACCTCTCCGGGGAGCGGTTCGTGTACGCGGAGCATATGTTGATACCGTTCGCGAACGGGATCACGCCGCTGACTTGAGATGGCGACCTTCGTAGCAGCGGAGCTCCAGGTCTCCCTCGAGAGCGGATCCTCGACGCCCGGGACGGGCCTCCTCCTCCCGGTGACGTTGGAGCGAGGCTTCGCGGCAGGCGGAGGGGGAGAGCCTCCGGTAGTGACGGTCATCGAGCCGACGCCGCCGGCTCTCCCGTCTCCCGGTCGATCGATCATCTTCGACGTGTTGGACGTCGATGGGTTCGCGACGATCGTCGCGATGGTGGAGTACGGGACCGGGGCCTACGAGGTCGTCCATGACGGGGACGCGTTCGCCCAGGTGTACGCCGCCCAGTCGACGCGGAGCGACGTCGCCGGGGGCTTCCGCTACTCGGTCAAGAGGGCCGGCGGGTGGTTCGGCGAGACGGTCACGCTCCGGATCGTCGCGGTCGACGCGGAGGGGAACGTCGGGTAGTGGCGGAGGTCGAGTTCACTCTGGACCCGACCGAGGTCCCTCCGATCGAGGTCGACCCTCCGGCTCCCGTCGGGGCGTCCGGCCCTCCGCTCGCGAAGAACGTCGATCACTGCCCGCAGGCTCTCAACGCGCGGACCCAGGATTACGTCGGCCTCCCTCGCTTCGAGGAGCTCCTCCGGATCTACTGCGAGCAAGCCCAGGAGGTCGAGGACGCGGTTTGGCAGATCGCGGAGGACTCGGTCTCGACCGCGGTCGGGGTCCAGTTGGACGGGTTCGGGTCGATCGTCGGGGCGGATCGAGAGGGCCTCTCGGACGACGACTACCGCGCTCTGATCCGGGCGACGATCGTCGCGAACCGGTCCGAGGGGACGGCGCCGGACCTGTTCTCGATCATCGTCGCCGCGCTCGCTCTCGATGCTCCAGGTCTCGCGCGGCTCGAGTTCTATCCGCCGGCGGCCTACGTCGTCGAGATCCTCAACCCTCCGGCCTTCGACGCGGAGATCCTGCACGGCCTCCTCCAGAGGGGGACCGCCGCAGGGGTCCGGGGGATCACCGTCGTATCGGACGAGCCGGTCGGGACTCGACTCCGGCTCTCCCGGGCCGGAGACTTCCCGGCGTTCGCCGCCGTGACGGGCCTCGACTCCGCCGCGACGCCGGGGACCGGGACAGGATCTCTAACGCGAGCTCTGGACGAAAGGACCGCTTGAATGCCGAAACCGACATCTGTCCCCGAGTGGGCGACGAACGCGTCCTTCGTCTCCCCGGGCGATCCTTGGGATGGAGACCCGACGAAGGTCGTCCCGCCGGCAGGAAAGATCGCGGAGGGATGGGAGCCGACCGAGGAGCCTCCGGCGGAGTTCTTCAACTGGCTTTCGAACCTCGTCGGTCAGTGGCTCGCGTTCCTTAACCCGTTGCTAGACGACACGGACCCGGCGGCGGTCGATCTGGTCTACGAGGTGGCCCCCGTGCGGAGACGACAGATCCCGATCATGGGCGGAGCGGCGAACGGGGCCGGCTGGGTCCCGAATCTGACGGCATGGTTCGCTGTCGGTACGAGTGAGGATCTTGATTTTACGCTCCGGGTCCCATCGGGCGCGGAGTTGACCGAGCTCGCGGTCATGTACCGGATCACAGGTGGAGCGCCGAATCACGACGCCCAGATCGAGGGGTTCGTCTTCGATTATTCGGACTGGACAGACGGGGGATGGGCCGGGTCGGTGACGCAACAGATCGCGCCGGCGGCGTCCCTCGGGACTGCGACGCTTCCGGTCGTGAGCAACGACGCCCAGGAGATCGCCCTCTCCGGCCTCTCGGACGTCTCCAACGCGGATAAGGTCTACGCCGTGCGAGTGACGTCGGACACGGCAGGCGGGGCGACGGAGACGGTCTGGGGGGTCGTGGCGAGGTTCGAGGACCCAGGCCCGCGCAATTTCTAAGGTGTCTCCGTGGACGTCTCGAGCCTTATCGCCGGCCTCCCTCCGACGTTGATCCTCGTCGCCGTGATCGTCTGGATTGCGGTCCGAGAGGTCCGGCGCGCGGCGGAGCAGAAGCGACGGGCTCCTGGTAGGAGCGAGGCTCCTCCGCCGCGGAAGCGAGACTCCCCGTCGAACGGGAGCCTCCGCGCTCTCCGGTCTCTCGCGGAGGCGACGGGAGCTCATGCGATCGAGCAACGGGTCGAGAAGGAGGTCGAGGAGCGGAACGAGAGGCGGCGGATCCTCCAGTTGGTCGAGAGACACGACGAATCGATCGCGTCCCTCGCCGCGTCCGTTGCCGCGTTGAGTGAAGCGACGGTGCGGGGAATGGAACTCCACGAGAAGATCGACGCGAGACTCGAGGTCCAGACTCGGATCCTCGGCGAAGTCCTCGTCCGGGTCTCGGAGCCGGGGTCGTCTTCGCGGACCCTTGTCGAGGTGGACGCGATCGACCCGGATCGCGCGTAGGGGTAGGATGCTCCCGTCCGTCCCGTCGACCTCGCCCGGATCCCCCCTTCGGCCGGCGGGCCGCGGCGGGGCGGACATCCAGAGGAGGATCCGATGAGGAAGACGGCAATAATCGCGGCGACGGTCGTCGGAGTGGTAGGGATCGCAGCGATCACCGCGCTTTTGATCTGGGGCCCGCAGGACGTCGGGACGAGGATCGCGGAAGGCGCCGGAGCCCTCTTCGCCCTCGCCCTCCCGCTCCTCTCCGCCTGGCTCCTCCGCGATAAGGACGGAGACGGGATCCCGGACATCCTCCAGGGCGGAGAGAGAGCCGTCGAGGAGACCGACGAGGGCGGCTCATGACCCGGGTCGCCCTCGTGATGATGGTCCTCCTCCTCGTCGCGGCCTGCGGCGGTCCTCCTCGTGAGGCCCGGATCGCCCTCGAGGAGACGGCCGGCGGTCTCGTGGTCGCGGACGGCCTGGTCGCGGCGGCGGTCGCGAGCCAGGGGGAGGAGGCGAGAGCGAGGGTCCGCCGCGAGGTCCGAGACGGGACGATCTCCGGCGAGACCCCCGAGGAGACGATCGCAGCGGGTCTCGCTCGCTTCGAGGAGCTCCTCCAGGGGCTCACAACGGCCCGTAGGGTCCTCCGGACGACGAGGGCGGCCCTCCAGTCGGTCGAGCTCGCGCTGGACGCCTGGGCGGCCGGGAGCTCCGACGAGGGCGGCTTCTTCGCCGCGGCGGCCTGCGGGCTTCGATCTCTCGCGGAGCTAACGCGAGCCCTCGAGGCCGCGGCGATTGAGATCCCGGAGGCGATCGCTTCGGGCGTGCGGACCCTCGCGGGCTTCGCGAGCGGGGCGTGCCCCGCGGAGGGAGGGTAGGATGGAGGAGGCGAGGATCGTCCTCGAGGTTCTCCGGTGGGTCGCGGACGCGGTCGGAGCGTTCCTCGCCGGGGAGGAGGGACCGGAGCCGAAGAGGCTCGTCGAGGTTCTGCCGGATGAGCTCCGGTCAGATCTCGAGATGGCGAGACAGCGGAGGCTTCTCGGCGAGGAGCTCGCGGCGGACCTCGCGTTCGACGACGACGAGGAGGGCGAAGAATGAACGACGCGATCGAGACCGGGATCCTCGTCGCAGGCGAGACCCTCTCCGGGACGGGATGGTGCATCCGTCAACCCGACGCGTGGTGGGACCCGGACGACCCGGAGGACCGGTTCCAGCTCCGACCGAGGGCCGAGAAGGTTGATCTCATCTGCGGACACTGGACCGCAGGAGAGGCCGGGACGAAGACCTACGCGGACGACGGCCCTCGGGTCGTCCGTGTGATGAAGCGGCGGCGATCGCGGAAGCGAGACGGCCGGCTCCGGGTCTCCGTCCAGTTCGTGATCGGGGCCTGCGACCCGGAGGCGGAGTTCGCGCCGGTCTGGCAAACGATGGAGCTCGGGACCCGATGGGCCGCGACGCACGTCGGACGCGGCCACATCAACGCACGATCGATCGGCGTCGAGGTCGTCTCCGCCGGGCTCGACGGTCCGCCGAACCTGCGAGACCGGAAGGAGGTCCCGGTTCACCTCATCGGGAGGACTCGCCGGGTCCTCGAGTTCTACCCGGGCCAGCTTCGATCCTGGGTCCGGCTCGCGGACGCCCTCTCGGACTCGTGTCTCCCGGGAGGCCTCGCAATCCCTCGCCGCGTCCCGGTCGAGCTCATCCGA